AAGGGGTCGTATTGGTTTTGTTTCTTGGACTTGTCCGTTATGCGAGATGCGAGCTTATCGGTTTACGACAAAGCCGTATACGCTGCGCTTTGCTCATTTGTTTCCGGAGGCGACCCAGGGGCTGGATGCTTTCCGTCCATGGAATCTGTGGCGGAACGAGCAAGCTGTTCCCGGCGCCAGGTAATCCGTTGTGTCGATACTCTGGAAGCAAAGGGGTATATCGAGGTGCACCGCCGAGCGGAGAAACGGAAAAGCTCCGTCTACTACCTCACTAGGAAACGAAATGATGTGGTGACAGACAGTCACTACACTAGTGACAGGGAGTCACCAGAGAAAAAGGGGTGGTGCCAGTCAGTCACCAGTGAAGTGTCACACAGTCACCTCACTGGTGACAGGGAGTCACCCGAAGAAGAATCACTAAATAGAGAATCACCTAAGGAGAATCACTATAGCGGTGGCGGCGATATTACGCCCCCTGTTCCTGAAGCCAAAACCCAAGTCTCAGAAAAAATCCCCTACATGGAGATCGTACAAGCCTACAACGATATCCTTGGAGATTCCCTCCGAAGAGCAAAAGGAATTACGAAATCCAGGAGAAAATCTATCCATGCCCGATGGGGGGAATCCCAAGAGAGGCAATCTTTCGAGTGGTGGGCAGGATTTTTTAGAGCAATCAACACGATGCCCTTCCTGCTGGGGAAAAACGACCGGAACTGGCAAGCAGACCTTGATTGGCTCCTGCGAGAAGCGAACATGATGAAAGTGCTGGAGGGTAAGTATGCGGCAACCGTTCCGTCCGAGGGGCCAGGAGGTGGGCCTGGGAAACAGGTTGACCTTGAGGCCCTAAAAGAAAAGTACGGGGGGTTTGTGCAATGAGTGCCGCCAGCCCGAAGAGCCTGTTTTTTGAGCTTGCAGGAGTAACCCCCGAAGAGGCCCGAAGGTATGCCGAGGAGAACTATCTTGAGGCCGTGGCGTGGCTGGAAGAACAGTTCCCGGACTTGGCGGGGGAGGATGCCCCGTGGATCTTCGGAGGAGAAAAAGCCCTCGATGCCATAGCCGTGCTGGAGGCCAAGGAGAGCCAGGCGAACTGCGGAAACTGCCCGGGATACGAGAGCTGCCCGAACATCCCCAGGGGGCATTCCCGGAAGGTTTACACGGAGCAGGGCCGTGTGGAGGTGGTGGTAACTCACAAGTGCCAGGCCAAGCGTCAGGCGGAGTGGAGCCGGAACCTTGAGTACACCATGCAGAAATCCCAGCTCCCCCCGCTACTCCAGGCGAAGGGTTTCCGAAATTTTGTGAAGACTGCACACCCCCATGCGGCAAAGATGGCCAAAGCTGCGGAAGAATCCGCCAAGTCTGACCGATCCCTGGTGCTGGCGGGAAATTACGGTTGTGGGAAAAGCCACCTGGCGGCGGCGATATTGAACAACGTCCTGCGCCGACAGAAGACCGGGCTGTATATCTCGGTACCCGAAATGATCGATGTGCTGCGGAATGCCGCATGGTCGAAGGGGGAAGAAAGGCCCATGAAGGTGCTTGAGGGGATCGTGGAGGTAGATGTGCTTGTGCTTGATGACCTGGGCAAGGAACGCCCCACCGCCTTCGCAAGTGAACAGCTCTTTAGGATTATCGACGGGCGCTATACGGCCCAGAAACAAACCATTGTGACCACGAACCACACAGAACCGGGCACCTTGGCCTATAAGGCCGGGGACCACGGAGAGGCTATCTGCTCCAGGCTGCAAGAGATGTGCGGTGCTGGGGGATGGATCGTAAGTCAGGCCCCGGATTATCGGCGGAACTTCTGCGGGGGCAACGTGGCGGTATGAGAGGAAGGAATAACACGATGAACGAATATGAAGCCGCTGTTTTGGAATTTCACCGAGGGTTTGGCGGACCTGAAGGAGAGCCTTTCGGGCAAGATCGGGATCTGTTGAAACTCCGCTTCGCTCTCATCCGCGAGGAGCTTGAAGAACTCGAAGTGGCAGCCGGGGAGGGCGAGATGTCGCAGATCATGAAGGAGTTGGCGGATCTGCAATACGTGGTTTCCGGGTTTGCCGTCACCTACGGGCTGGATCTCCAGAGGGCCTTTCAGCTTGTGCATGAAAGCAATATAACAAAGGTGAAAGAGCCCCAATACAGCGAAACGGGGAAATTATTGAAAGGGCCGAATTATAAGGCTCCGGATATGAGTGAGTTTGAAGAAGGGGAGGGCATCTAGGGATGAAAACGGTAAAGCAGCTTGCATCTGGCGAGAATGCTTATGGGAAAAACAACGTAATTGCTTTGTGTGAGGATGGAACGACTTGGAAGTGGTTCGGAGGTATTAACGCGGATTGGGTGCAATGCCCCGTCCTTCCCAACGAAGAAGAATATGCGCAGCGCCAAGAGGGGAAGTGATGAAGTGACCGAACAAAAGGAAAAGAAGCGCACCCGCTGCCAGGTCTATTCCCGAGTTGTGGGGTTCTTGACCCCCCTCTCTCAATGGAACAAGGGGAAGCGGGAAGAATTCAAGGATCGTAAGACCTTCGATCCCAACAAATCCGGGGAAGAAGCATAGAAAGTTTTTCAAGGAGGGCCGTTTTCGTGCGTGATTACATCGAAGAAATTGTGGAACTCGTGGCAACGAGGCATAGGGATGGGTTGCGGATTCTTTCCGGAGAGGCGGCTCCTCCTTCCCGGGAGGACCTTGAGGAGATCATACGTCACAATATGGCTCAGGGGGGATATATAGATCCCACCATCCGGGCTCCCGGGAAAGATGCCGCTCCCCAGGCGGTTGTGGTGGAAAGCGTGGCCCCTTATGTTTCGGCTCTTCAGGTGGTGGGGTGGGATGCCATAGTAGCCGCGACCAGAAATTTTGCTCAAGATTTCAAGGATATGTGGAAGGTTTTCGTGCTGTATATCACCCTGGTGGAAAAGCCTGGATGGACTCCCCGAAGCGAACCGACATCAGTAATAATAACGATAAGCCAGAAAACCGGGGGATTAGATATAAAAACGATTCGGAAATACAGAAAGGACGTTCCGGGGAGAATTGCATGTTTGGCGCGGATGCCCCAGAGGTTTCTTTTCTGAATTTCGATTTCCCGAGTTATTCCCTTTTTATTCCCGAAATGTTCCCGAGATATTCCCGTTTTATTCCCTCCGTAATCTGCAAATCGCGATAAAATAGTATCATCGGCAAAAAGGATAGAGAAACACAACACCCCCGGCGGAAGGCTCCATCGGGGGTGTTGTGTTTGAGATTATCCTCTTGGAGGGAAAGGATCATTTCCGTGGCTATCTCTGTCGCGAATCTTTCCATCCATTCCATGTATAAAAAGTTCTCCCTTGAGCTGCTTGCTAATGACACGAGCAACTTTTGTAGCCTCATGTTGGGTGTCATACTTTTTATCATGAGTGTATCCTTCTACAATTTTTATCTCCCATTTCTTTTCCGCTTTGTTGTAAACAACATGGACTTGGATTTGTGCATTTGGCATTTTATTCACCTCCTTTCCTCAGCAGGTTTTTGTTTCTTAGTAAATTATAATTCACCAAGAGCAAAATGTCAACTTAGGTCAATTTGTTAAAAAGGGAGGGTTGGAATGGAATCGGTGGATCCCATACGCGACCGGAGACAGGTGGCGGAAATGTCCCGGTATCTGCGGCGATGGAACGAAAAATACTATCTTCTCTTCGAGTTCGGCATACATACGGGGTTGCGGATTTCGGACCTCCAGCGCCTCACCTTCGGGCACATCATAGATGAATACGCCTCGGGGAGGCGTAGATGGGCCGAGCGTGTGCGTATCCGAGAGAAGAAGACCATGAAGACCAATCGGGAGAGGAGCATACTTATCCGGGGAACGGAGCTGGAAAGCGTTATCAGGGGGTGCCTTTCTCCTATTACCGCCTGGGATCTTTCGTCCCCGCTCTTTCCTTCCCGCTACATGAGCGATGAAGGCATTCGTGCCCTGGGGGAATGGCAGGTACGGCACGTGTTGAAGCGGGCTGCCGAAGCTTGCGGCGTGCCCGGAAGAATAGGCACACATACACTGCGCAAGACCTTTGGCCATCATTACTACAAAGAGACCAAAGACGTGGCCACCCTGCAAAGCTTATTTGCCCACAGCTCTCCAAGCATAACCCTGCGGTACATCGGCATCACCCAGGATGATCACGATACAGCGTACAAGAAGGTGCGGTTTTCGACGCAAAAGGCCTCTTCCTTTTGACAGGGGGGTACTCGAAAAAGGCGGTTTTTTGACATAAATAACGATTAATAAAAGCGTTCTTTTTGATTGATTCTGTCATTCATCCACGAAAGAGCTTTTTCGTTAATAAAGACCTCTCAACGGTAAAGGCAAAACGCTGTTCAAGCTTTGTAATTACTGGCTTTGGTGTGGGTTCCAAGTTATCACGGACAATATACGTTATACGTGATAGGTATACAATCCTTTAGCGTGGTAGAAGAGCCCTTGCGACAAGGCCTTTTGCAGAATTGTATAGGATTTTATAGGTTCTTTCGGGGGCCTGAAGAGTGGGGGCGAACGACACCGCGGCTTTGACATAGGTGCGAACTGGTTCAGGGGGTGTTCGCTTCGCGTTCGCTTTCGCTTTTGTAAACTTTTTGGGCATGTCGGTTTAGGGGGTGTTGCGTTGCTCGAAGGAGGGGTAAAGGACCTGGCAGCCATCCTCGGCATTACGGAAAGGTCCGTGCAGAAATTTGCGGCCCAGGGGCTTTTTCGTAAGGTCCGCCGGGGAGTCTATGATCTGCAGGAATCCGTGAAAACCTACTACGAAAACGAGGGGAAAGAGGTTTCTTCTTCGGATTCCGGGGATCTCTTCTCGAAAAATCTCTCCTCCTCGGATCTTGCGGATCTTCTGGGCATCTCCCCCCGGTGGGTGCAGAAACTTACCGCCGATGGGACGCTCAAGAAGAACCCGGAAGATCGGTATGACCTCGCCCAGGCCGTGCAAGGGTATTGCGAATATCTCCGGGGAGCCACGAAGAGCAATCAGGGGGATCTGGACGCGGAAACCCTGCGGCTTACCCGGGCGAAGGCGGACAAGGCGGAGATATCCGTGGAAATGCTGCTCGGCGAGACCGTGCGTATCGAAGCGGTAGGCCAGATATGGGGGGATCTCGTCACGGTCTTTCGAAGCCGAATGCTGGGGCTGCCGAACAAGATGGCGGCCATTCTCGCCCTCAAGGAGGACCCCGCGGAAATTCGGGACCTGATTATGGAGGAGGTGAGGGATGCCCTTGAGGATCTTGCGAGGTTCGACCCGGAAGACGTCGTTGAGAGAGCTTTGCCGGAAGATCCTGAAGATGACGAGCCCTCCCCCGAGCCTGACGGTATCGGAATGGGCGGATAGCAACCGGCAGTTATCCAGCGAATACGCTTCGGAGCCGGGAAGATGGAAAACGAGCCGGGCACCCTTTCAGCGGGAGCTTATGGATTGCACTGTGGATCCCGGGTTGCGACGAATAACCGTTATGGCGGCGTCCCAGGTGGGGAAAACGGAACTCGAAATGAATATCTTTGGCTACTTCGTTACCGTGGATCCCTGCCCCATACTTTGGACATGGCCCACGGAGGATCTTGCGGAATCCTTTTCCAAAGAGCGGCTTGCCCCCACCATACAGAGCACCCCGGTTCTTCGGGAACGGGTGCGGGAAGTAAAGTCCCGCACCTCGGGAAACACCATTCTCAACAAGAAATTCCCCGGGGGGTACCTCGCTCTCGTGGGGGCGAACTCGCCCCGAAAGCTTGCCTCCCGCCCCGTGCGTGTGCTGCTGATGGATGAAATCGATGGATACCCCGCCAGTGCGGGCACCGAGGGAGATCCCCGAAAGATAGCGGAAAAACGGGTATCCACCTTTTGGAACAGCCTCATCATTCAGGTATCCACCCCCACCATACGAGACCTTTCTCCCATAGAAAACGAGTATGAGAAGGGCACCATGGAGCGGTGGCACTGGAAATGTCCCGGCTGCGGCAAATATGTGGAGCCCAAGTGGGATCTTTTTATTTTCCGAAATCGGGAGGCAAATCCCGTATTGCGCTGCGCCCTTTGCGGTAAAGAATACGGAGAAACGGTATGGAAGGCCTCCCCGGGAAAATGGATAGCTACGCATCCCGAGAGGCGGCGTCATAGATCCTTCCACCTTACGGGGCTCGTCTCTCCCTGGGTAACCTGGGCGGAGCTGGTGGAGGAATTCCTGGAGGCCAAGGAGAGCGGTGGCATTCAGGCCATGCAGGTATTTCACAACACCCGGCTTGCCCGCACCTGGGACGAAGGAGGCTCTACGGTAGAGTCCTCCATGCTGGAACGCCGGAGAGGCGTGTACGGCGAAGGGCTTCCCCTCGGTGTGTTGGTGCTCACCGCCGGGGTGGATGTGCAGGATGATCGCCTCGAAGTGGAGGTGGTCGGCTGGGGTATCGGCTTCGAAAGCTGGGGCATAGAATACCGGGTCTTCATGGGAGATCCCTCCAAGGATCTTCAGGTATGGGCGCAGTTGGACGAGTTCCTGAAAAGGGCCTGGGTTCGGGCGGATGGGGTAAAGCTCGGCATCTCCTGTACCTGCGTGGATTCCGGGGGGCATTGCACCTCCCAGGTGTACCGATTTACGAAGCTCCGGGAACAGCGGCGCATCTTCGCCATCAAGGGGCGCGGAGGGCCGGGGGTCCCCCAGATAGGAAAGCCCACCCGTGCGGGGCGTGAAAAGGCGGTTCTCTTTACCCTGGGAGTGGATGCTTTGAAAACACTCCTCTATTCCCGGCTGCGGGTGGAGGATGAAGGCCCCGATTACTGCCACTGGCCCCGAGGAGGGGAAACCGGATATGACGGAACCTACTTCGATGGCCTCACCTCGGAGCGGAAGGTTATCAAAATGAGCCCCAAGGGGCGTAAGGTGGAATGGGTAAAAAAATCCCAGAAAGCCCGGAACGAACCCCTGGATTGCCGGGTATACGCCACGGCGGCCATAGGGATATTGAACCCGGATCTGAAACGCCTGGCGGAAACCGGACCAGGCAGGGGGGCACCGCGAAAGCGCAGGGTTTTGAGTAAGGGGGTATCCGCATGACCAAGGCGGAACGACTGGAAGAAGCAAAAAGGCACCTCTGCGCCTGGATGGAGGCGGAACTCAAGGTTGCAGAAGGGCAGGAATTCAGCATGGGAAGCCGCAAACTTGCCATGCCGGATCTGCCCTATATCGTGGAACGCATAGCCTACTGGCGACGGGAAGTATCGAAACTTGAGGGAGGAGGCAGGCGGATATTCCACGTGATTCCGCGCGATCTGTGACATGAGAAAACTTGTGGATGACCTGGTGGAAACCCTCTCCCCTGGCATGGCCCTCCGCCGCCGAGAGGCGAGAATGAAGCTGGAAGCTCTGGATAGCCTCTCCGGCGGTGGATACGGCAAGCACGGAGCCTCCCGGAAAAAGCGGAGCATGTTCCGCTGGCAATCCGGAGGAGGAGATCCGGACGGCGACATAACCGACAATCTGGAAACCCTCCGGGAGCGATCCCGGGATCTCTACATGGGGGGCGGCCTGGCGGCGGGGGCCATAAAGACCGTGAGAGCCAATGTAGTGGGGCCGGGGCTCAGGCTGAACGCTCAGATAGATTCGGAATACCTGGGCTTTTCGGATGAAGAGGCCAGAAGATGGGAGCGGCAAACCGAACGAGAGTTTTCCCTGTGGGCGGAATCTCCCCTGTGCGATGCCGCAAGAATCTGCGACTTCTACGGGCTACAGCGGCTGGCCTTTCTCTCTTTTCTTATGAACGGGGATGTTTTTGTTCCCCTCATCATGCAGGAGTCTTCCCGCCTGCCCTACGCCCTGCGGGTGCGTCTGCTGGAGGGTGATGTGGTCTGTAACCCGGAAAATATCCCTCC